TAAAACCGTTTATTCTTCTATATCCACCACCAATATCAGGTTCAAAGTTTTGTAACTCTAACGCTTCTCCTGGTTGCATTAAAAAAGTAGATTTATTTAATACTAAACCTCCTTCGCAGTTAAAAGCTACTGGATTTATTTGTGAAGTTTCAGGCATTAAATAGTCCTAGTTGATGTTCGTGATCCTATATAATTTGTAGCCTGTGGTATATAAGTTGATCGTAAATAGTCGTACCTATTAATTAGTAATGTTTGCATGTGTTTAATACCGTTTTCAAATCTAGCAAAACTTACACTATATTGTTGCATTTCACCACGATACTGATACACAAAAGCTGTAGCACCATCTATTATAACAGCAGCAAATCTATCAGGTATAGTTGTTGTATCTCCGTGTGCAGATAAATCTGATGGAAAAGTAAAGTAATCAAATTTTAGTGAATAAGATTTTGTTGGAAAAGGATATAGTATATAATTATTGTCAAGTGTTCTTACAACATACTTAGGTATTCCTCCGTTATCAAACTGAGCAACTTGTACACCGCTTGCATGTGCAGCAGCAGTTGACCCACCTGTACCACGAGTAACTCCAGTAAGAGTTGTAGACGATCCCACTTCTGTATAAGTCATAACTTCATTGCCTACATACACAGTTCCTGAACTATCAAATCCTGTAGTGCTTGCTACAGTTAGCGTAGTAACTGAGTCAGTGTGAGATTGACTTAGTGTTGTAGTTTGTATTTCGTCTTCTTGTTCTACGTAGCTATTTAAATACTCATTATAATTTAGTGGACTTAGACTTATAGATCCATTACCTAAGTCTGAATCTTTTACTAATCTAAATGTATTATAGTCTACTACTTTTGTAGAAGTAGGAACGCTGTATTTTACCGTACCTGCTGTTAACGTTTGAGTTGCTGTAGCGTGGTTAAAAGGATAATTGTATTCTCTTTGATTAATATAACGAATAGCTTCGTTGACAGCGTTTTGACACTGTACTTGTATTCCTCTAGCTGATGTAAAATTAGCTGATGTTAACTCAACTTCATTTAATCTAGCTATAACTTTATTTGTTAACGTAAGGTATGTTTCAGCCATTGTATTCCTTAATATTTAAATTAATAAACTTTTTTCATTGCTACAATAATGTCGTAGGTATCCCCAGAACTATGTCCTGTAGTAGTCAATAGTACATCACCATTAACGCCACTACCTGCATTGTTTACAAGACCACCAAAATCACGGTAATCAGAATAGCCTTCTGAGTCAATTTTAATTTTTCTTGCAGATACATTAGTGCTTGCATTCCAAAATAACTCAGCAGACATACCTACAGTATTCCACCATAATTGTTCTATAATAACACTGCCTACTGCGTTACCATGTGCATCTGCGCTTAACGCACTTGCATCTACTTTTGCAACTGCTGATTCTCCTGAACCATCACTTACATTTCTAAATCTCATTACAAGGTTGTGAGGGCCATCAACTAGCGTTTCACTTGTAACTGCATCTGCCATTTTATCTCTCCTATATCATAATAAGTGGGGCAAGTTTACCCTGCCCCACTAAATAGTATTATGCTAGTTGATCACGATCAACTTCGTCTGCTTCCATCTCACCGATGTCACTAACGTCTTGTAAAACAGCAAATACTCTGATTTCACCTGCTGAAAAGGAAGCTCCTCCACCTGCAAGTGTTAAGTCTAAAGTATCGGCTGACGTAATAACTAGGTCAGCAGAAACAGTTACACTAGGAGCGTATGCTCCGTCAGATGCACCGTCAATGTCAAATGCAGTTACATACTCGTTGTCATCTGCACCAGTGCCAAGAGCGGCTGTTGCGTCAGTACCAGTATTTTGTGTAGCACTTGAAGTTACCTGAAAGCCTGCAGTAATAATTTTGGTGTTTGCAGGTATAGTAAGACACTGTACTACATCACCATTAGGATTAATGCTGTTAGCTGTTAGGTCAACGATTTGTTGAACGTAATAAGGTTGTCTTCCTCTTGAAGAAGAACCGTGAGTATTAGCAAGTGTTGCTGTAATTGTAGCCATTATCTAATCCCCCCTTATATACCAGAAACATATATTGCACGAGTTAAAGCCTCTGGGCGCAATATTTTTCTGCCGTACATATGCATACCTCGAACAATATCAGCAAAGCTATCAGGATCTCTGTAGGTTTCTGTTTTATTGATTGAGTCTGCTGTTGCAACTGCTGATGAGTGACCACCAACGATTACACCAAAGTGTGTGCTTCCTGTTGCTGTTGCACCAGTTGCACCGTTACCAACTGCAGGTAAATTGTTTGACATATAAACTTTAAATCCGTGAACGTTGTTCAAGATTAATCCGTTTTGTAAACCAGATCCACCGAAGTCAGAATTTAGAAGACGTGAGTCTTCGTCTTGAAGAAGCTCTGCAAACACTGGGTCTACTACAAGCCATCTACCAGTTGTGTCAACGTTTTGTTGGTCAAGTTTTCTTGACATACGAGCGATGATTGACAATGGTGATGCTTTAGCAGTAGTTGTGTTTAAGCTATCTCCGCTTGCACGAGGAACAGCAACGATTGAGTTACCGCTTGTACCACCATTAAAGTCAGCAGCGTCTACTTGCATAGATGCTAATAACTCGTTAGTAGCAGCAGTAGATACAGCAACGGAACCATTTACGGTTGTGTTGACTGCATTTGCTATGCCGTGCAATGCTGATTGTTTGTAGCCTGACAAGTAGCCAAGAACGTCTTGGTCAAATTGGTCAGCCAAACGGTAAGCAGCACGATCACTTGCAAGGTCTTGGAAGTTGACGTGTGAATGTGCTTCCTCAATGTCATCAACTTTAAATGCAAAGTAATTTGCTTTGTCAATAGTCAATGAGAAATCTTCGTCATCAAGATCTTGAGGTGTAATAGTTGTACCTCGTGCGTACTCTTTCACGGTGATTTCTGGTTCTTTGATAATTTTTACAGAATCCCCCATGTTAGCAATTTCTCCGAAATAGTCGGAGTTTGTTACAGCTCCTACAACTGATGCTTTGCGAAACGCAAGTTGCACCTGTTTGCTGTAAATGACTGGTGAGAAGTTACCGTTAGGTAAGTTACCATACCCAGCCGCAGTTGAAAATGCCATTTTAATTCTCCTTTGGATTTTCTACAGATGCAAACGAAACAAGTATTCATGTAGTGGCTAAATCTTATAGGGTGCATTTTAGTAAAAGTTGGCCGACTTCTACATCAATGGGCCAAAAGACTTTAGGTAGTCTATATTATTATTGCTGTTTGCTATTATTAAGTTACGTAGGTAATCTTTACAGAGGCTACGCAACTACATTGTACATATAGTTATACACAATTGTATAAATATGTCAATACTTTTTTAACGAGCAGAACCAGAAACATCATAAACAAACTTACCTGTGCGTATAGCTTCCATGATTGCATCTGCATTTTTCTCGTATTGCTGTGCAGACATTTTTTGCACAACGGATTCTTTTATTAAACCTGCCTGTTCTCCAGACGGTTCAGATCTAGTATTTGTTTTAGATATAGCTTTAGCTGCATCTTTAGAACTACTAGACTTTTTAGTTTTAATGCCTTTGTCTGCTTTATATAAATCTACAGCTCTTGATGCTGCTCTTGCATCATCATCATTTTCGTATAAGGCATCTTGTATCCACTTAGGTTGTTCTTCTGCCCATTCGTGGAACTCATCACTATCTCTTATTTCAGCAAAGTCAGGATGCGCAGCCATTAATTCTATTTCTGCTTTATCTCTGTTTGCTTTATTTCGCATTTCGTCTATTTCTTTTACACGAGCTTCTAAGCCAGATGCTTGTTCTTTTGCTTTTTTAATTGCTATAGTTTCTACTATGGCTGCAACGTCAGGGTATTTACTTGCCCAAGCTTCTATGTCTTCATCAGACTTAGGTAGTTTAATTTCTTGTTTAGTAGATTTTTCTAGTTGACTTTGTAAAGCATTTATTTTATCTACGTGTTCTTGTAATTGTTTTTGTGAATGTCTACGTAAGTCACCGTATCTTTTTTTAAAACTTTTTTCTTCGGCATTTGCAGGTTCTGCTTCTGCTTGTTCTTCTGTACTAGATTCACCTTTTTGTTCTGCAACTAATGTCGCCAGTTCTTCTTCTTCTCTTTTTATTCTATCTTCATTTGAGTATTTGCGACTTGCAAATGCTACTTTTTCTTGTGGCTTTATTTTTTCTGCCATTATTGTATCAGACATTACTGTCTCCTTTTACTGGGGCCACCGTAGCCTATGTTGGTAGGGGGATGAGTAGCCAGTCGTATTTAGCTATTTTTTAGATGTAGCTAAACCACCT